TTTTTGGACTGCTCGACACCTGCGTTGAAGGCCGCTTCGAGCGCGTCGCGCAGGCACCAGACCGCCACATCGTGGAAGTCGAGTCCGTCTGAATTGCGGGTTTCCAGGGTTTCGATGCCCAGTTTGCGTTGCGCGATGTGGGCGAGGATTTGTTCGATCTGGTTCATTTCAGGCTCCTGTTTGGGTTGGTGGTTCGTCGTTTGCGACAACTCTATTAACACGCTGTTCGGGAGTGAAGCCAAGCACTTTCTGCTTTATTTGCAATCTTCTTTTGCAGCAAAGCCACGCTGATTCCATGGAATAGCGCACAAATAATTGAAGGGTTTACCGGTTTCCAAAATGGGCATTTCGATACGCGCATACGCCCGGCACCGTGGCGTCTCGCACGTCGCCGTCAAAAAGGCCATAGACACCGGACGCATGACGCTCGAGCCCGATGGGTCGATTGACGCGGCCAAGGCCGACCGCCAGTGGGCGGCCAACACCGCCATGCCGCGCTCGGCAGCACCCGCCCCAAGCAGCACGGCCAGCACGGCCAGCACCCAGGCACGGCCGCGCGCTGCGGCAACCACGGCGCAGCGGCAGGAGGACGAGGCACCCGCCACGAGCGGCGGCACGACGATGCTGGCTGCCCGCACCGCCAATGAGGTCTTGAAGGTGCAGGCGGGCAAGGTGCGGCTGGCGCGGCTCAAGGGCGAGCTGGTGGATCGCAACCAGGCCATCGCGCACGTGTTCAAGCTGGCGCGCTCCGAGCGCGATGCCTGGCTGAACTGGCCCGCCCGCGCTTCGGCGCAATTGGCGGCGCGGCTCAACGCCGACCCGCACACGGTGCATGTGGCACTGGAGGCGGCGGTGCGCGAGCACCTGCAGGAACTGGGCGAACTTCGGCCAAGGGTGGATTGATGGACTACGAAGGCGCAGACGAAATCGAGCGCGTGTGGCGCGAAGGCTTGACGCCCGACCCGCTGCTGAGCCTGTCCGAGTGGTCGGATCGGCACCGGATGCTGTCGAGCAAGGCTTCGGCAGAGCCGGGGCGCTGGCGCACCAGCCGCACGCCCTATCTGAAGGAGATCATGGACTGCCTCTCGCCGACCTCACCGGCTGAGCGGGTGGTGTTCATGAAGGGTGCGCAGTTGGGCGCGACCGAAGCCGGAACGAACTGGATCGGCTACGTGATCCATCACGCGCCGGGGCCGATGATGGCGGTGTGGCCGACGGTGGACATGGCCAAGCGCAACTCAAAACAGCGTATCGACCCGCTGATCGAGGAATCGCCTGCGCTGGCCGAGTTGATTGCACCGGCGCGCAGCCGCGATTCGGGCAACACGGTTCTGGCCAAGGAGTTCCGTGGCGGCGTGCTGGCGATGACCGGGGCCAACTCGGCGGTGGGCTTGCGCTCGATGCCGGTGCGCTACCTGTTCCTCGACGAGGTGGATGGCTACCCGGTCGATGTGGAGGGCGAAGGCGATGCGATTGCACTGGCCGAAGCGCGCACGCGCACCTTTGCACGTCGGAAGATTTTCATCGTCTCGACGCCGACGGTCGCGGGCGTGAGCGCCATCGAGCGCGAGTACGAATCCAGTGACCAGCGCCGCTACTTCGTGCCCTGTCCGCATTGCTCGCACCGCCAGTGGCTGCGCTTTGAGCAACTGCGCTGGGACAAGGGCCTGCCCGACACGGTGGCCTACATCTGCGAGTCGTGCGAGACGCCGATCCACGAGCACCACAAGGCCTGGATGCTGGAGCACGGCCAGTGGCGCGCGGGCGCTGAGGGCAGCGGGCGCACGGTGGGCTTTCACCTGTCGTCGCTCTACAGCCCGGTGGGCTGGCGCAGTTGGCGCGATCTGGCGGCATCTTGGGAGTTGGCAGTGAGCAAGGAAACCGGGTCGGCGGCGGCCATCAAGACCTTCAAGAACACCGAGCTGGGCGAGACCTGGGCCGAGGAAGGCGAGGCACCGGACTGGCAGCGCCTGCTGGAGCGGCGCGAGGACTACCCAATCGGCGTTGTGCCGCTAGGTGGCCTGCTGCTGGTCGGCGGGGCCGACGTGCAGAAAGACCGGATCGAAGTCTCGGTGTGGGCTTTTGGCCGGGGCAAAGAGGGCTGGCTGGTCGAGCACCGCATCCTCATGGGCGAAACCGCCCGCGAGCCGGTCTGGCGCGAGCTGGCGGGCCTGCTGGATGCGACTTGGACGCACGCCTCGGGCGCGCAAATGCCGCTGGTGCGCATTGCGCTCGACACCGGCTACGCGACTCAAGAGGCCTACGCCTTCGTGCGCAGTTGCCGCGACCCGCGACTGCTGGCGGTCAAGGGCGTGGCGCGCGGTGCGGCGCTGCTGGGCACGCCGTCGGCCGTGGATGTGTCGCAGGGCGGGCGCAGGCTGAGCCGGGGCGTCAAGGTGTTTCCGGTGGCGGGCGGCATCGCCAAGATGGAGTTCTACAACAACCTGCGCAAAGGCGCCGACGTGGGCGCGGACGGAGTGGGCGCGGTCTATCCGGCCGGCTTCATCCACTTGCCCAAGGTCGATGCCGAATTCCTTCAGCAACTGTGCGCCGAGCAACTGGTGACGCGGCGCGACCGCAACGGCTTTGCGCACCGCGAGTGGCAAAAGATGCGCGAGCGCAACGAGGCGCTGGACTGCTACGTCTATGCCCGCGCCGCTGCAGCGGCCGCAGGCCTGGATCGGCTCGAAGAGCGCCATTGGCGCGAGCTGGAGCGACAAATACGGGTGGAGCCGCCAGAGGGCGCACCCGAAACCGAGCAAGACCACGAGGCCGCCCAAGCACACAGCGCAGGCGGCCTCGGTGTTTCTGCCACCCCGAGAGCCGGTCGGCGCGTGATTCGCAGCCGCTGGATGTCTTGATTTTTCAATCGTCAACTTTTTGGAGAAAACCCTCATGTCCCTCAACGCACGCATCGAAAGCCTGGTCATTCGCCTCGCTCAAGAGTTCAACACCGTTCGTCAATCGACGGGCGACCTGAACCACCTCAACACCGCCGACAAGACCAGCTTGGTTGCTGCGATCAACGAGCTTCAAGCCGGACTTAACTGGTCGCCCATCAACGACAACCAAGTTGCCAACGACACGACCTACTCGTCGAGCAAGATCGTTGCCCTGCTCGACACCCTGAAGAACGAAATCCTCGGCGGGGCCGGGGCCGCCTTCGACACCTTGCTCGAAATCCAGCAGGCGCTGCAAAGCGGCACCACCGGGCTGGATGCCTTGCTCGCCGCCGTCAACCACCGCGTGCGCTTCGACGGCGCGCAAACCCTCACCGAGCCGCAGCAGGCGCAGGCGCGGGCCAACATCGGCGCCGTCGCAACCAGCGCCGTGGGCCCGACCGACACCGACTACGTGGCGGTCTTCAACGCCAATCTGGTCTAAGCCGTGAACCTGTCGCAACGCATTGCGGCGCTGGCGGCGCGCATCGGCCTTGAAGTCCGCTCCAAGGCCGCCGCCACCCACCCCGGCCTGGCGCGGGCGTGGGTGTGCTTTGGCTGGACCGGCACTGCGATACTGGTGCGCGCGGCGCACAACGTGGCCAGCGTGACCCGGCTCGCCGCCGGCCGCTACCGCATTCACTTCGCCACCGCCATGCCCGACGCCAACTACTGCTGGACGGCGCTGGCGCGCAGCAGCACCGACAGCGGCACGATGCGGCTGGCCATCGTGCGCTCGACATCAGACCTAAAAACCCCGCAACACGTGGACGTCTGTTGCGCCACCGCCGCCTCGGTCAGCTTCAGTGACTCGACCGAAATCAACCTTGTGGTTTACCGCTGATGGCCTACACCCTCACCCACCTCGAAACCCTGCAAGCCGCGCTGGCCAAAGGCGAGAAGCGTGTCAGCATGGGTGACAAAACTGTCGAGTACCGCAGCGTGGATGAACTGCGCGCGGCGATTGAGGACGTCAAGCGCGACCTGCACGAGCAGGCGGTGGCCACCGGTCTGTGGCCCGGCGCGCCGCGCCAGGTGCGCTTCAACACCCGAAAGGGCACCTGATGAGCTGGATCGCCAAACTCGGACGCCGCCTCTTTGGCGGCACGCCGATCTACGACGGCACCGGGCCGGGCCGCCGCGCCGTGGCCTGGCAGCCGAGCAATCTGGGCGCGGTGGCGGCGCTGGCCTGCACGCAGGATCAACTGCGGGCCAAGAGCCGCGACATGGTGCGCCGCAGCGCCTGGGCCGCCGCCGGGGTGGAAGCTTTCGTGGCCAACGCCATCGGCACCGGCATCAAGCCGCAGAGCATGGTGCCAGATGCGGCGCAGCGCGAGGCCCTGCAGCGCCTGTGGCGCGACTGGTGCGAGAGCGCCGACGCAGCGGGCCTGACCGACTTCTACGGCCTGCAGGCGCTGGCCTGCCGCGCCATGATCGAAGGCGGCGAGTGCCTGGTGCGGCTGCGCTATCGGCGGCCCGAGGACGGCCTGCCGGTGAGCCTGCAACTGCAACTGCTGGAGTCCGAGCACCTGCCCGCGACCTACAACACCGACGTGCCGGGCGGCAACGTGATCCGGGCCGGAATCGAGTTCAACCGGCTGGGCCAGCGGGTGGCGTACCACCTCTACAAATCACACCCTGGCGACGGGGCGCTGGCACCCATGTCGGGCGCGGGCGGAATGGAAATGGTGCGGGTTCCGGCCAGCGAGATCATCCACCTCTACCGCCCGTTGCGGCCGGGGCAGATACGCGGCGAGCCGTGGCTGGCGCGGGCCTTGATCAAGCTGCACGACCTCGACCAGTACGACGACGCCGAGCTGCAGCGCAAGAAAACCGCCGCCATGTTTGCGGGCTTCATCACCCGCCTGTCGCCCGAGGACAACTTGCTGGGCGAAGGGCTGCCCGACGCCGCTGGCGCGGCCTTGGCCGGTATGGAGCCCGGCACGATGCAGATACTGGAGCCGGGCGAGGACATCAAGTTCAGCCAGCCCGCCGACGTGGGCGCGAGCTACGCCGAGTTCCTGCGGATGCAGTTCCGCGCCGTGGCGGCAGCGATGGGCATCACCTACGAAATGCTGACCGGCGACCTGACGCAGGTCAACTACTCATCGATCCGCGCCGGGTTGCTGGAGTTTCGCCGCCGCTGCGAGGCGATCCAGCACAGCGTGATCGTGCATCAACTCTGCCGCCCGGTCTGGCAGGCGTGGCTGGATCAGGCGCTGCTCGATGGGGCGCTGACGCTGCCCGGCTACAGCGGCCGGGTGCGCGAGTACCGCGCCGTCAAGTGGGTGCCGCAGGGCTGGCAGTGGGTGGACCCGAAAAAAGAGTTCGAGGCCATGAAAACCGCCATCCGTTCCGGCCTGCTGTCGCGCTCGCAGGCCATCTCGGCCTTTGGCTACGACGCCGAGGACATGGATCGGGAAATCGCCGCCGACAACCAGCGCGCCGACGAACTGGGGCTGGTGTTCGACACCGACCCGCGCCACGACAAAGAAACGCCCATGCCTCCACCCTCCCCCCTCATCGAACCCGAGGAAACCTGATATGCAACTGCCCCACCTGGCCGCCCGTCTGTACGGCACGCCGCTGCTGATCGCCCGGCCCAAGCTCGACGTGATCCTGTCGGTGCTGGGCGCGCGCATCGGCTGGCCCGAACTGAGCGCGGCCCTGCCTGCCGCACCCGTCACACCCAGAACGAGCGCTGCTGCGCCGACCGGCATTGCCGTGATTCCCGTGCATGGCACGCTGGTGCGCCGCGCCATGGGTGTGGATGCGGCCTCGGGCCTGCTGTCCTACGCCGAGATCGAGGCCAGCCTGCAAGCCGCGCTGGCCGACCGCAGCGTGCACGGCATTCTGCTGGACCTGGATTCCCCCGGTGGCGAAACCGGGGGCTGCTTCGAGCTGGCGCGCCAGGTGCGGGCCGCCAGCCGCATCAAGCCGGTGTGGGCGCTGGCCAACGACTCCGCCTTCTCGGCCGCCTATGCCATCGGCAGCGCGGCCGAGCGCCTGTACCTGAGCGAAACCGGCGGCGTGGGTTCGATTGGGGTGATCGCCCTGCACGTCGATCAGTCGGCCAAAGACGCGCAGGACGGCTACCGCTACACCGCCATCAGCGCCGGGGCGCGCAAAAACGACTTCTCGCCCCACGATTCCCTCTCGCTCGAAGCCACGGCGGCGCTGCAGGCCGAAGTGGATCGGCTCTACGGCCTGTTCGTGCAGCAAGTGGCGGCCCATCGCGGCCTGAGCGCGGCCCAGGTGCGCGGCACCGAGGCGGCGCTGTACTTCGGCGCGCAAGCGGTGGAGGCCGGTCTGGCCGACGCGCTGGCCAGCCCGCAGCAAGTGCTGGCCGAGTTTGCCGACACGCTGGCGGCCCGCCGCCGTCTGGCGCAACCGGGTGCCGCAAGGGCACTGCACCCGCTGCCACCCGCCCGCGCCTCGCCCGTTGCGCACCCTGAGCCCCTGTCAACTACCCCGCCACCTTCAA